ATCTTAATAAATGTATATCTTTTTTAAAGTCACAATCAATTAATAAAATACTCATAAAATTATTTCTCTAAATACTTCAAAACATTCGGCATATTTACAATTTATCTCATATCCTCTTAAAAGACACCTACTTTTTATAGCATCAGTCCAATAATTTTCTCCATATTTTTCATATTCAGACTTATGTATTTTCAAAGATATGATCTTATCTTCTATAAAATCATCTATATTTATATATGTAGTAGGCTTAAATACATCATAACTACGGCCAGATCTCCCAAAGGGTTCATAAAAATAAATGTTATTATAATTTCTCACTGCCGCACATGTACTCTTTGCTACATTTTGGTGATCTTGATGAATATCATATGGATGGTGAGTAAATATCAAATCTGGTTTAAATTTTATTAAGCATCTTTCAATATCCTCTATTAAATTACTATTAAAAGGAATAAACTTAGATTCATAATTTAATATTTCTATATCAGAAATTCCTAAAAAATTTAAGGCTTTTAAGCCTTCAGATTTTGCAGTATTTATAGATCTTTGTATTTTTCCTTCTATATTATTATATGATGAATTACAGCATATTAAAGCTTTAATATTATTTTCTTTTAAAGAAGATAGCTTTTTTACTGTGCCTCCAGCTGCAATTTCAATATCGTCAAAATGAGCTCCTATAAATAAAATATTCATATAATATTTAGTTAAATAAAAAGGAGCTCCATAAAGAAGCTCCTTTCCAACTAAGCAATTAAGCGATTAAGCTTATGCTCTTTCACCCTGTGTAGCGATATCCTTGAGGTTGCTAAGTTTAACAATAGCAAGGAATCTTCTGTTAAGAACGTGATAATCGCCATATGTAGCGATACCAGCTTCTTTATAGAAGTTCTTACGCTGGATGATACCTGTTGAGAAGAATGGAACCAATGTACCGAATGCGATAGAAACTTCTGTCTCGTTCTGGTCATCTTTCCATACACAAAGGATTTCATCCTCAGGAATGATTGTATTAGGTACCTTAAATACTGGCATACCATCCAATGTACCTTCCTGGTGAGCACCAAACTGTGCCTGTTTACCAGCAGAAGACCACTGTTTGTTAAGTTTAAGGTAAGAACATGCTGATGGACCTGCAACAAGGCGAGATACACCACCACGGTTAATTTCATTGTAAATGATGTTTCCTACAGTATCGAATGCAGAGAGAACTGTCTGAGCATTGTCTGTATAACCATCTTTACCACGAGCGGCATTAGCGTTTCCATCACCTGAGTTATATGCTGCATCGAATACGTAGTAATAGTTAGGGTTCATAGAAGCGTTTGTCTTAGCTACAGCATATCCAAGGCGGATTGCACGATAGTCAAGAGCTGCACGGATTTCCTGTGAAGCAGAAGTTACAAGAAGCTCTTCAGCTGAAAGGCCATAAGATGTTTCAAGAGTAATTTCTGTAAGCTGTGACCAAGATACACCAATTGCAGTAGCACGTGGCTTGAACTGGTAGTCTGCCAACTGGATTTCAACTTCACCAAGGTAGTTACCTTCGAAGTCACCTTCTGAATTGAAGCGTGCGAAACCAGCAATTCTTGTTTCACCTTCTACATACCAAGGAGCTTTCTTAGCTACATCATCAGTTGTCTTGATTTCAAGAACCAAGTCACCAACAGTTGCGTTGATAGCCTTAGCAGCAGCAGTTGAACCTGGCATAACGTTTCCGTTTCCAGTATTGTATGCTTCAAGCTTGTTGAAGAACTTGTCACGGAGTAATACAGGTTTTACCAATGTTACTTCGAAACCAGGAGCAGCGAAGAATTCTCCACTTCTCTTATCCTGCATAGCAATTACGTGCTGTTCAGCTCTTTCAGAAGCTCTTCTTTCAGATGGGTTATAACCATAAATCATTGTGTAACCATCAACATAGTTTGCACCGTTAGCACCCCATTTTCCAGAAAGGAATGCAGCATGTTCAGCATTCTCGCCAGAAATACCAGCAAGGTCAGCAGCAGCCATCTTGCGGAAGTGGATTGTTACTTCACCACCGATGTTACCTTCAACAATACCGTTAGCGAGCTCGTCGTTTGGACGGTCACGTGTATCTTCGTAAAGTGCTTTACGGAAGTCATCAGCATTGAAATCACCACCCTTAGAATATTCGAATGGATCTGATGGATCATTTGCACCACCTGTGTAAGATGGGTCACGGTCATTAAGATCGTTACCATTAGCAGTCTTAGCCCAGAATGGACGAACGTACTGAATAGTATCTTTTGTTGTCTCAAGAGCGAAGTCTGAGAAAACTTTGTTACGAATAATGTTAGGCATTGCGAGACGAACAAGACGAAGCATGTTCTCTGGTGTAAAGTTGTTAAGAGCAGTTGACATCTGAGACTCTTTCAAAGAGTTCATCCAGTTGTACTGTCTGTCAAGGTTGATAGCTGTGTTACGAGCTGTTCCAAGTGGCATGTCTTTAAGACCTGCACCAATTTCAGGTACTTCCGACCAAGCTTCGATAAGTTTATCTGCACGGAAGTTTTTATCATTCTTATACATCTTCAACATTGCTGACTCACGGAGTTTAGCATCAGATGTACCATTGATTTTTTCTTGCATACTCATAGTATTCTTTATTTCTCCTTTAAAATTTTTTTAAGACATTCATCAGTAGTTCGTTTTTATTAAAGTTCTAATGAAAATTCTATATATCGATAGAAATAAAAGCAGCATATATTTTCTGCACGGTCATTAACCATTTCGGTTAAAAACTTATACTTAATAAATTATTGTCTTGTATATTTATTTAGTAACGTCTAAAAAATAAGTTAACCTCTTAGACGCTGAAGAGTCTTATAATTATCTGGACTTGTTTCAGTTACACGAACTGACTTATCCTGCATTCTTTTATCCAACTCTTCCTGAGTAACAACTTGTTCATCAAGTTTAATTACTCTATCAGATGTCTGAGGCATCTGGTCAGGTGTGTCACCTACGATTTCTCTTAAGTGCATCATTATTATAATCTCCTTAATATATTATTAGTTAGTACATTAATTAAAATTGTATTAGTCGATTAACTCTACTAGAAGTAGCATAACCTTTTTCTCTAAGAAGGTCTCTTAAAGCAATTAAGTTTTTATTAAATACTCTTGTTGAAATTAGAATATTCTTATTATGCGGCATATTTTTTAAGTTTAAGTCACCTAAAAATATAAAGTTTGGAAATGTTTCTGAAAAATCTTTATTTCCGAATACAATAGTTTTATCCAAAATTCCTAAATATTCTAGAGCATCCTTAAATTCTTGAACTCTTTTATCTGAAAAATTATATCTGATATAGAATATAAAATAGTGGTCTTCTTCATTTATATGACTATAAAAATCATAAAAAGCATTAGTCAAATATATATATCTTTTTTTAAAATCTTCGCTAGTATAATCACCATGCGTGATTAACATACCTAAATCTTTTATAAAAAATTCTTTTTCATAAAACCATGGATTAGTAGATTTAAATTCTCTATAATCACTTGTTAAAAATTTTTTTAAAAAAGTTTTATCTTTTAAGCAATAAAGATAATTTGGATTAGCGAAACCACTCTCATCACATGGTCCTTCAATTATATCTAAAAATGCCGTTTTTAAGAGGCAGTCAGTTCCCAATGACATCAATTTAAGATTTGGTTTTAACTCTATATTCATAATGAATTTAGTTTACTAATTTTATTATGTTTAAAAATATCTTTATGCTTAATTGGACTGGAGACACAAACCCTAAAATTAGTTGTTTCCATCTTGAAAATAATAATGCAAAATTTTTCTATTCTGATTTAGAAGTTTTTATGACTATTGCTTATGATAATATAGCTGTTGCTGTTTCTAATGATAATTGTACTTTTACAAAAACTTGGAAAGAAAAAGGTGTTACTCAAGAAGAAATAAAATTAGAAATAGACAACTTCTTAGAAGAAAGTGAGAAAAAACTTAAACAATAGGGAATTTTAAATCATAACCTTGTTGTTTAAACATTATCGATACATCATTGAAATTTCTTCTGAATTGATAAAGCCATTTATCATAGTTGTCACACTCAGAATAATCTATACTGTTTATGAGAATAGTATTATCAAAATTTTTTGAATATTTCTTTTCACAAAAAACAAATGTTTTTTTATTTAAGTTATTTTTATTTAAAAATTTGGTATATTCATTTATAAGAGTTGAATTATCCAACTCTTTTGAACTTCTAGAAAAGCTTAATAAAAAATAATAATTCTCATCATTATAGACTTTATTTAAAAATTTATAAAAATTTAAAACTCTTTTTATATGATTTAACTGAAATTTTTGACTATTAGGATCATGATGGCCTACAATAATCCCTAATGTATTACCTTCAAAACAATATGGAGCTTTCCATCCTAGGTCCACATGATTTATAAAGTTTTCATTTAAAAATGTTTTAATATAGCTTTTATCAAGTAAAAGCTTTAAACTATTTATATTTTCAATATATATACGATCTAATGGACTCTTACAAGTTATAACATTTGAAAAAAGACAATTCGTACCTATACTCATTAATTTTAAGTTTGCCGGAATTTTTTCAAAAATCATATTTTAATTAGTCTGAATAAAATCACCTCGCCATCCAGGATAATCTTTATCTAAAGTTTTGGCCATTTCATTTATTTCATCTTGAAAAACAAAAGTTACTTCTGGATGTTGTCTCATTTTTTGTTCATCTTTAGGTCTTAATCTACCTTTTACCTCATAAAAAGCCCCATTTACTATAAAGTCGGGATAATATTTTCTAGATTTTCCAGTCTCATCTGTATATGGTAAAAATATGTCTCTTTGGTTTCTTTGAACAAAAAATCCTTTTACTCGTTCCATATAAGTACAAAATGTAAACTCTGCAAATGAGTCATATTTATTACCCTTTGAATATCCTTTTTTAATATTAGATTTATGTAAAGCCGCATTAGCTTTTATATTTGGAACTGATGATGAATCTGAGACAATATCTTGACAATATTTATTAAATTCTTCAACCGAGGTAAATGGCTTTATTTGCCCTGTTTTTTTCCAAAAATTATAATCCATTATTCATGTCCATAGAATTTCTGATAGTTTGTAGTTCCAGTAAGATGGAAAGTTTGTCCAAAAATCTTATCAAAAAATAGCTTAGAATCTTGTTTAGACTTTTCAAATAATGTCATTTTTGACTCTTTTTCAGCTTGAGCTTGGGCCACCGTAGTATTCATAATATCAATAGGCCTTAAATGTTCTATGCCAGGAGTATTAGTAAGTTGGCGATATTCATTGTTAGATTTATTCAAATAATAAATACCACCATAGGTACTTAATGAATCTTTTATAAAGTTTAAAGTTCCCATTACAGATGAGTCTTTAATAAGATCAGTTAATGTATCAAACATAATTTGATAAAATCTATCATATTTTAATGAAAATTTAATCTGTCCATCATCTAGAATTACTTTAACAGTTTCACGTTTTGGATTTGTCATCCAAATCATGATAATAAATTCTCTTAAAGCATCATTTTCTTTTTTCTGTATTTGTTCTATATTTAATTTTTCAGTTTCCATATTTAAATTTAGTTCTATTTTTGATTAGTTCCACTTAGTATGTGACTAGCACTGCTGCAGTCAGCTACTTGAGCGACTTGCAAAAGTCGAGAAAGTGGTCATCTTTAAATATAATTTAACAGTGACCAGTTTCCAGACTTTTTAAAGAATTATAGTTAAAAATATAACTAATTTCTTAAATAGGAGAATAAAAATGCACATTATAGAGTCAATAAAAGACAATTATCTCATTTGTGATTGCTGCGGAGATAGAATTGCTCCTGATGAAGTAGCTCTTGAGAAAACAGATAAAGAAGGACGAACAATTCATATTTGTATAGATTGTGAAAATTATGATAAAGATCCTGAGATGGAGGATTTATCAGAGTCAATAGAAGATGACTTAGCTAGAATTGAGGCTGGTGGATTTGAAGCTTTTAGAGACGAAGCTTATGATGATCCTGGACATGCAATGGCCATTCATCAAGCAGCTCAAAATGCTGGAATGTCTGATTTAGATTATGTAAATCATGAAGAAGTTTGGGGAAAGCTTTATGATGAAGATTCATTTATTGCCGAATTAGAAGAAAATGGTTTTGATAGAGACTCAGTTGATTTATTTATTGATGATGACTTGAATGATATTCATAGACCTATTTCAGAACAGTATGAAGAACTTAAAAATGATGGTGAAGTTCAAGACAGAGGTTGGAATATCTTAAATATTTTGCGTGATGGATTAGATACTGACGCCTATGAAATTTCTGATGGTGAATATTCTGATATGAGCGCTCTTATGACGAGACTTGAAAAATATAAAGATGATAAAAGAACACCACTCTGTGCAGCTCTTTATAGATCAATTTCGGCAGCTTACGGAGAACTAAATACATTAGAAAGGAAATATGAATAATGAAAAAATTTATTGAAAATAAACTTGCAGAAAATTTCGCAAATAGATTGAAAGACCTTCAAAAAGAAGGACTTTTTGAAAATGTAAAGTCATTTGATTTAGATTTTAATGGTAAAGGCATTAACATTAAGTTAAATGAAATGGCTTATGATAATTATTACTTAAAGCCTGTATCATTCACTTTTGATAATGAGACATTTACAATAAAAAATACAGACGTAGATGATGATAGTTTTGGGTATCTTTTATATTATGTTGATATTATACATAACTCTGAGGTATTATATCAGCCTATTATTAGTTCAGAAGAACTAAACTCATCTCATTCATCATTTTACTTAGATGGTAATATTTTATTAAGGAATTATTATGAAGCATGTGCAGAACGTATTTGTAAGCAAGTACATATTCAAGATAAAGAAGCTTTCATTAAGGCTTTTGGAGAAGCATACAATAAGTTTATACAGCCTTTGCTCTCTAGAGACAGTAAACGTCCACCAAGACATAATAATAAATTTTCGTCTAATAAAGTAAAAAATGTAGAAACTATATTTCCATGTGAAATAACTACTTATGCTGAAGAGTCAATGGCTCGTAGTAGTTTAGATTATTATTATATCGGCGATAAGGACGACGAAGACTGGGTTTGGTCTGAATATGTAGGTGAAGATGAAGGTGGAAGAATGGTACTTGAAAATTCAAGTGAATTACGTGCAGCCTTAAATGATTTAATCAACTATTGTGAAGAAACTGGTAGCATAGATTTAGATGTTGATAAAGCTGTTTCGGATTTATTAAGTACCAGAAAAGCCGAATTTATATATACTTCAGAAGTTAATGATGATGAAGTATTAAAATACATCATTGAAGTACAAAAAGTTTAAGATTTGAAAAATATAAAGGTAGTGACTTACCACGAATTGGAGGAACTTGAGAACCTTTAAAAACTAATTATTCCATGAAAGAGAGATTTTATTGGAAAACTAGTTTTTGGATTGGACTATACTTTTTTGTAACTTTAGTAGTTATAGGCCTTCAAATGGCTGCATGCTGGGTTTATAGTTCGGAAGCTTTAACAAAATACTTACAAGCTCATGTTAAGTTTGCAGAGTTTATTAATGCAGGACTAAATTTACCTATTCCTGAGTTTTTAACTCTTTGGGTTGGTATCGTTTCAGTTTATGTTGGAATTGATAGAGCACAATTTACATTAGAATCAACACATATGGTTTCAGGTGAAGCTGACTATGGAGACCCTAGCAAATTACGTAGAGTTATTCTTTTATGTGGTATTTTATTAGCTGCAACTATTGCTGGTGAAACCTTAAAAGATGGTAGTGGAGCAGAATTTGGTGTTTCACAAGCGGCTGTTGCTTTTGGTACGACAATAATGCTGTATGTTGCAGGTCAAAAAGCTATCTCTATGGCAAAAGTTGCTAATGGTCCAGGTGATTTAAATGGAGATGGTACTGTTGATGAGAAAGATGAGGAAATAGCTAAAAGATATCAAGAATTACATAAATAAGTAAAGAGGAGCTTAAATGCTCCTTTTTTATTTTAAAACTAATTTAAGCATGGCACAAAAGTTAACTGAAGAAGAAAAGAAAAGAAGAGCTGCAGAAAAATTAAGAATTAAGAAAGAAAAAGCAGCACTTAAAAAGAAACAAATTGCAGAACGTAAAAAATTATCAGAAGCTAAATCTGCTTTTAGATCTACAACTGAATGGAAAGATTTTAGAAAGAAATTATTAGAAGAACGTGGATATATTTGCGAATATTGTGGCAACAAATATGCTAGTAAAAATATGGTATTGCATCATGCATTTGTAGCACAGGAAAGAGACGGAAAAACTCCTGCAGAAGATTATATGGATATATCAGATCCATCTCGTTTTAGAATTTTATGTAAGAGATGTCATAAATTATTGCATGGAATTGCTGAAATAAAAAATCCATCACCTGCCGTACAAAAAACAAAAGAATGTATTCGCGAAGCTTTAGGTGATGAATGGGTAGACTTAAAACAGCCTAAAGAATAAATTAGTTGTATAATTTAAGGTCTTTAGTAATAGAATCTACATCTGCTGAAAAGCAAGGCCCTATTGCAAGACAAGTTTTAGTTTTAACACCATTAAAACAAGTATGACCATTATCTGTGATTAAACAAACATTTAAACCACTCTTTTGTGCTTTTTCATAAATACTTAAAAGTTCTTCTTCAGATTCAACACATACACAGATTTTAGTATATTCTCCTAAAAGCCAATCTTTCATTGCATCATTCATCGATGGTGTTATCTTTATCTCATATCCATCTATATCAGATGCTTCAAGATTTTTACCAAAAATAGACTGCATTACTGCTCCAACTGCAGCATGACTGGCTTGTGCCGCAATTTTTCCACGAGGCATTTTAAGGTCTTTACGAACAACTATTACCATTTTTGTTTCTGCCATTTTCTTCTTCCTTAATTAAATCTTTAACGTCATTCCTATCCTTTTCTAAATTATCTATCATAGTATCTATCTGTGATAGAAAATGTTTTGCAAAAAAAGAATAAGTATCTTTAATATAAACGCTCTTAAGATTTTTAAGAGCATTATTCAGAGAGTTAATTTGTCTTTCTATATCTTGTTTTTTCTGAAAATATTCTAATTGAGTTTTACAATTACAAAATAAATGACCTTCCCATTTCATCTCATTTCCACAAAATGGACAAATGGCATGGTCATCTATAGTTACATGAATATTATCATCTTCAAAAACAAGATTTGATTCGCAATCAGCGAAAAACTCTTCTTTAGTCATCTAAAGCTTCATCGAAATAATAAGTATCACCTTCAAAAACAAATCCTTCACCACTTTCAATAAGTGAAAGAATATCTTTTTCTGAAATTCCAAAGTGACTTGAAGCTGTGATAATACTTTCTACACTACCTGATGTTGGTCTTTTACCAGCCTTAATCACTACTATACCTTTACTCATTTTTTCTCCTTTAATTTCTTTCTATTTTGGCCTGTTAAAACTCTAATTGACTCATACATTGAATTATATTTATCAATTGGAGCAACATAAACTTCATGGAGAGCAGAATGCTTACTGATTTGTTTAGACCATTCTTTCATATGATTTTCTTTTAAGAATTTCATATAAATCTGGTTTCCGGCAGCTTCATAAAGATGTCTTATTTCAGTAAGACGTTTTGCTTCTCTTATTTGACGTTTTTCAGCCAACTTCTTTTTAGTCTTTAAATAATAAAGATCTGAATTTATATTAACTGACTCTTGAGCAGGTTCTGGAGCTTCTGGTTCTGGAGCTTCATCACCGCCTTCATCTCCTCCCGTATCATCATCTCCACCACCTAAGTCGTCGCCACCTAAATCAAACCCTCCAGAATCATCACCTCCAAAGTCCATATCATCACCGCCAAAATCATCACCATCATCATCTCCACTTTTACCACTAGAGTTTTTAACGATAGATGAAAGACGTACCCAACGTTCAATATCAGTTGTATCTAAGAATGAATACTTAGACATAATATCAATGATAACATCTTCTGGTAATGTTTCACCTTCTTCAAGACCTAATGTAGTTTGAAGAAGTTCCATAATTTGTTGTGTCATGTCCAAAGAAGCTGCACGTGATTCACGCTTATCAGCTGAAGCTTCTTCTGCAGGGAATCTCATTGATAATACAAATGGAGTATTGTAGTCAAATTCACCTGTAATAGCGAAATGTAAACGAATGAGTTTTCCCAACTCCTCAAGGAATGATGTCTGAATAGAATAAACATGACGACCAAATGGTTTATACTGTTCAGCCAAAGCAATACCAGATGCAATCTGAACAGTACTTTCGCTACTACCCATACCACCCGTCAAATAAGGCATTGGTACACCTGCTGCGATAGCTACATTCTTTTCAGCATTTACAATATCATCAATGAAGTTAAAGTCAACCTTAGATTCAAAAATCTTCATATCAAGAAGACCTTCTGGCGCCCAAATTTTTGTGTTTACTGTATAAACTTCAATAGAGTTTGAAGCCGCTGTAACGCCAATATTTTCATATTCTTGTCTTACAGTATCCGTTGTCTCAAAAGCAGTTTCAACGCCTACACCTTCTGTTTGTTTTACCTGATAGAATTGTACTGGGAATGAACTTTCACGAGCAAGACCTTGCAATAATTTAAGGCTAAATGCTTGTTTAAATTCTGGTAATGCTAATAATAATGGTGGGTAACCATAAGGGAAAAATTCATTATCATCTGGCATGTATCTGAAGTGTGTAATAATCCAAGGAGGAACTACTTCACCACCTTCCATTTCAAAACCTAAAAGTTTTGTATCAAACTGGTCGGCATAATCTTCATTTAGGCCATTGATAAATTCTTTATCATTGTTAATCTCACCCATCAATTTTTCAATCTTAGTACGGCGAGATTTATTCATTCCATCGCCATTCTTTAATTGAGCCATAACCTCAGACATATGTTGAGCACTAAACTCAAGACGTTCTGAAAGTGAGAAAACAGAAAGAGGAATAATTTTTTCTATTCCTTTATATCCAATACGATGAGCCCAAAGAGCTTCACCATACATTTCAAGAGATTTACAAACTGCTGAGATACGCTGCTGTGTGATACCCCATTGAGCAAATAATTCATAACATCTATTTGCAAATAAAACATTTTCAGCTGTAACTGTAATTAAACGATCTTGATCATCGAGCTGAGTTGCTTCATCCGCTACAAGTTGGCATGTTCGTTTAAGGAATGGGTCATTACAAACAGCAAAACGCAATTCACTTAAACGTTTCTGTCTTTCTTCAATGCTAGAATATGTAAAAGCAGTTTCATCCAAATAAGCATTAAAAAGACGATTTACATTTGAAGAAAGTTTTTGATTTTTAAAAACGTTTCCTAATGCAGCATGCTTAATCTGGAATGCACTATTTCCTACATCTACTTTTACAAATCTAAGTCCAGAGTTTTTCTCAAATTCAGTTGTGGCTTTTTCTTTATCAATTGAACGCCATCCAAAAATAGCAGAAAGTCTTTGAGTGAATGACTTTCTTTGAATCTCAGATTTTGGGGCGTTATTAGAACTAAAACTTATTCCTGCCATATTATCTAATTAGTAAATGCATCATCCTGTGAATCAAAGTCCACACCTTGTTGTTCAATTGGAATAACATCAAAATATTCTCCAACGAACATTGCTTCCATTGTATCTAATTCTCCATTATTTACTTTAACAAGTGAAATCTCAATTCTATCTTCCATATCAGCATATTCTTCTTTTGGAAGATAACGCTCCGCATAATATTTTTGTCTAAAGCAAGTAATAACATAACGACCACGTTCTACCCAAGCACCAGCATTTTTAATATCTGCAATAGATGGTTTAAGGCGAATAAGGTCATCAACACAATGAGGTGTTACTGCCGCTTCTTTAGAACGATTCATCTGTAATACACCAATAATATGGACACCTAATTCCTTTGCAATAGAACTTAATTTATTGATTGCAACTTCAATACCAAAGGCAGAGTTTGCACCATTTTGGAATTTTGTAAAATCAGTAATCATAGATAAAAGGTCTAATACAATAATACAATATTTAGAACCAATTTCTGCTTGAAATTTCATAATTTGTTTTCTTAAAGTTGCAAGAGAAAGGGCGGAATCCTCTGAGAATCTAAAAAGATTATTTTGAATAAGTTCATTTTTCTCCTGTTCAATAAGACCACTAATCATTTCAAAATCTTCTTCTGAAGGATTGATGATGTCTCTATATTTAATCTGAAGTCTTTTTGCTAAAAGACGGTCCATAATAGAAATAGCACTCATTTCAAGTGAGTAATACATACATGGAACTTTTGTTTCAATTAAAGAGTTTATAAGGTTTGTACAAACGGTAGATTTACCAGAACCAGATGCTGAAGCCAAAATTCCAATTTCACCTGGTAATGGACCTGTCTCAACAAGACTATCAAAAATAAAATTATTGAAATAATATTGTTTACCATTTTCGCGTTTCTTATACTCAGGAGAATATAGCTTAAACCAAGCATCAAAGTCCATAACTTCAGAAATCTTATGATCTTCATTTTTCTGCATAAGAATTTCAGAGTCATCCATCAATTCTGAAATTTCATTTTTCTGAGCATCCGTTAATCTTGCTGTTGAGTCTACAATATGTTTTGCTTTTTCAAGTTTATCTGAGATTTGGCGTCTTTTCTTGAAGTCATAAAGTTGGTCAAGAATATCATTTATATTATTGTAATTTGTTTTATCTTCAGGGTCTTCATTTACAACAACATCAACCACATAGTCGGATGCATTTAAGTCAAGGATAGAATATTCCTGTAAAAGTGTATCATGGGAAAAAGGAATATTTCTATTTTTTAAGTTTTGCATTGCCTCAAACAAATGCTTAGTTGAGGCGGTTGAAAATAAGTCTTCTGTTATTTTTTCATTATCTAGATAATTATTGTTTTTATAAAGTGCTGCTAAAAGTCTCTTCTCAGCAAGAAAATCTGGCTGTCTAGCGAGAGTAATATTTGTTTCCATAAGGAAAATATTAACTTTTAAAATAAAAAATGCTCCCAATGGGAGCATTTTATTCAGTCTTTTGAAAAACTACTAGTTGAGCTTTTCAACACGGAAAGACTTAACTTCTGAAGTACTCTTGTATTTTTCAATCAAGTCCTTGCGGCCAAGATTTTTAAGAGCAGTTTCAGTAAGCTTGTAAGATTTGCGAAGTTCAGCTTCAGAAAGCTCAGCAACTGCATCAGCAGAAATTGTTGAGTTCTGCTTCATCAAAACGTTGATCTGACGATCAGCACCATCAACTGTGTACTTACCACAGTCAAGAGCTTCAATCTTTGGCTTGAGAGCATCAAGCTTTTCATCGATCATATCCTGAAGAGCCTTTCCAAAAAGATAGATTGCTACATCATCAGTAGCACCAGCAAACTTCTCAAACAATTCATTCATTTCCATATTCATTACCTCGTATATTGATTATACAAGATATTCAAAAAATGTTCAAAAAAATTTAAATTAAATTCATAGAACTTAATAATTGTGCATTTTTCTTTTCTATATTATCTACCGTTCTTTCTAGTTGAGCATCTTTATAAAAGAATTTCTGTGGAATAAACTCATTATTATATAAGTTCATTAACCAGATATTTCCAGTGATGGCATCAGTCGTATCTTTAGCATTATATCCAGTAACAACATTACTTTGCCAGTTTCCTTTTTCCCATTCATAGTCAAGATCGCCTTCAAAGTGATCAATTTTAATAGTACCTGTTTGTTTACGTCTTACTTCATGTAATGACTTCATATTATTTTTTACGAAAATATTTTTACCACACACCCATCTTCCATGAGTAACCAAATCATAGAATGTATAATAAGGTTCTGGCAATTTATCAACTGAAACATAGTCGACATTTATTCCAGCTCTTGCTAAGAATTGTCTTGCAGGATCAGACTGCCATCCATCGAATGAAACATGTCTAAGATTTATACCACCTAAGTTTTTCAAATCATAGATAAAGAACTTAATAGCATCCAAGTTGATATGTCCACCTTTTGGCACTAATACAATTGTGAAGTCAGTTACATAAATTGTCATAGGCAATCTAGTATGCTCGTCAATTCTATTTGGATCTTTTTCAACGTGAGACATTGAAATACAAGTACAGTCACGAGATTTAGACTGGTCAATTGATACTACACGAGGAACATTTGGCTCATAATAAAAATAGTATCTATTCATTACTTTATAGAAGAATTGATTTTGTATCTGATTCCAAATCAGGTGCTCAGGTTGCTCATCTGCTAAAGCTACAATAGAGCCATATAAGTTTTTAAGACCATTATCAAAACAATCCTCAATCCAATCATCACGATAGAATAATCTATCTGGAGTACCTGATGGCTCACCACACCAGTCTTTTAAGAAGTCCAATGGATTTTCTTTTGCTTTACCTAAGAATGATGCAGTACCATTTTTTGTTACTTGTTCTTTTGGACACCATATTAAATCAGCATTATCAAATTGACTTGCTTCAGATTCAGTCTCACAAACAATTGGAGGTTTACCACTACCACCTTTATACAACCTAAAAGCAACATCATAGTTGTGATGTTCTGTTACTTTTTGGTCTAATGTATGCAAGTTTTCAACATCACAGAATGATGGGAATTCTTCTGGATATAAGTTCCATCTAGAACCACGCCAAATATAGTTGCTTGGATTTTCTGGAGCATCATAAGTCATCCAGTTTTGGATTGGGTCATCTAATGAAGATGGGGAAGAGTCTAGAATAAAGCGAGCATAATAGTTTGACTGGAAACGGTTTGAAATACGTTCCTTTAATTTAGAGAAGAAACGATATACTTTATCAGGAGTCCAACCTTTGCCAGCTTCCAAGAAGAAGTTGATCTCAGTCATAGCTCCAACCAAAATGTTCAAACCAATAATGTTACCATCACCTGAGGCTGTTTTCCAGTTTAATCCATTTCCAGTTTGGAATACACCATCACAAGCTGTAGTCCATGGAATATATTCAATAGTATCACTTTCTTGTAGATGTTTTTCTTCATTTAACATTTCTTGGTGAGTACGACACCAATGCCAGAAACTCGCAGATTCAATTAACTGTCTTAAAGGTTCATTATAAATTTCTTTAGCTTTACCTTGTGTAACTGCACATAAAGCGATAATAAATACTGTTGTACGAGATTTTCCAAAGAATTTCCAAGGGTCACGCATAAGAGCAAAGTGACAAGCCACATATAACAGAGCAAGCATTGTAAATGTTGACTTGCCTGATCCAATGGATGGATTTAATACAGCTGTACGATAAGGTTTTAGTGGGTCAAAGAATTGTAAAAAGTTTTTCTTTACAGGCCACCAAACAGATTCGGCCTGTGCACCAATATATTTTGATGTCAAGAATTCCTCTGGCGTAGGAGGCTTATCCTTAAATGTAAGAAGATATGGTTTCTCAAGAAGAAGTTGTAAAGTTGCGTCATCTAATCCTTGCTGCTCAAGCCACTTAATAGCGGTCTTCATTTGTTCATAACCCAAGCTTGTATATTCAGGTCTTTTTGCAGCTTTTGGATCACCTGACAAAATATCTTTAATAATATATTTAAGATCATTGACAGCTCTAGGATCTTTAAATCCTGCATTTCCCATATCTTTTTCAGTGATGTCAGGTCCTTGCTGAATTTGATTCATATCAATTGTAGGAAATAAGAGGTCACCTGGTTTAATAATCTTATTTCCATTATTGTCATTAGGTAAAATAATATTACTACTCATATATGTTAGTTAGTAGAAATTATTAAATAGTTTATTTAAAAGTCTTGAAACTGGTCACTGTTAAATTATATTTAAAGATGACCACTTTCACGACTTTTCGTCGTTCAAGTAGTTGACCAGGCCACCGACCTTTGGTCACGTAATAAGTGGAAATAACAAAAAACAGTTAATATTAAATTTAAAAAATATTTTTTAAGGAAAATTTATATGACTAGATCTGAAAAGAAATTAGAACAAGAAGGAAAAGTAGTTGCGAGCCAACCTTTAGAAGAAAATGTAATTATTCCTAAGACTGAAGAAGGAACACCAGATGATTTATTTCAAGTAGCAGAAAAAACTTATACTGAGGCTGAGGAGGATTTATTAAAGTTTGTTGAAAAACAGATTAGTAATATGCAAGATAACCTTCTCTTTGGTGGAGATGAAACACCTTCTTTTTATAAGTTGAATAAATCTCTTATGGAATATGAATCAACACTTTTGGCTCTTACAGCTCTTTATCAGAGAACTCGTTCTAAGTATGATTTTGAGCAGGAAAAATATGACAATTTCTATGCAAGCCTCTATGTTCAGGTAAAGCAGGAACAGCTCTCTTTAGGTAAGCAGGGAATTACAACTCAGCGCGAAATTGAGATGATTGTTCGTAAGCGATATATGGCAGAGCTTGCAAAACTTAAAGCAAATGTAATTAAATGTGAAAATGAAAAAGATACAATTTTTAGATTGATTGAAGGTTGGAAAAATTATCAGTTTGTTTTAGGAACTCTTTCTAAGAATGCTCAGGCCGAAGCAATGGCATCAGGTGTAGCTAATAGAAATCCTATGGAATTTGGGGATGAGCAATTTCAGCAATAACTAAATCACTAGTGTAAACTATTGTTATAGATTCATTAAATTCTAAAAGTGCAATTTTTTTATCAACAATTAAAGAAACTTTTAAAATTTTATCTTCAAGATGACAAGGACACACCATCAAAGGTGATTCATTTTTATATTGTTTATATAATAAATAGCTCTCTTTAGAGAGCTTTTTTATTTTAACTTTTTGTCCTGATTCTATCACTAAATAGTACCCTCTACTGTAACAGTTCCTTCAGTACAGTCAATTTCACATTTTGTAAAGTTTGCTCCAGTAGGTCTAATCTTATTTAAGATATACTGGCTATCTGTAAGAACATCATTATATTCTACTTCTTGTACAATAAATGCAGAAACTGTAAACTTAAAGCTAAATGAAATTACAAATTGTCCATTATCATCAAAAGATGGTACTATATTTGCAAATGATCTAACATATCTATCTGAAGAAGATAATAATTCAATAAGTGCAACCTCAATTAATGGCTCAATAGTTCTTGTAACAGAATCAAACTTAAGCTGAATAGAGGACATAAGAGCTGCACAGTTATTAAAATTTCCTTCTGTAAATAAAGCCTTAATTTCTGGAACTTTTAGTGAGACATTTGGAGTATTTGAGTCAATAGGTACAAGTCCAGATTGAATAGGATTGTTATTTTCATCTGCTAAGAGATTTAAGTTATTTTGAGTGTTTAATGCTTCATCATCCATAATTAAATTAGTTATTTAATTTTTTAAGAGCTTGATTATAAATCAAAATATCATTAGGGTCTTGAGTTGTAAGGTCATAGCCTAAGTATAGATGTTTATCATTAATTTTAAACTTTTCTTTATAAAATTGGTGAAACAATAAGGCTTCATCTCTATTAGATTTTTTAATCGTAAAACTAATAAATATATTATCTAATCCAAATAATTCTATGGTTTTTTCTATATTATGGAGTACTTTATTAAAATCTCCACCTACTCTTGTTTTTTTATAAGTACTTTCTGATATAGCATCTATCGAATATCTAAAAATATAATTTACATTTGTTAAATTACTTATATCTTTTAAGGTTGAAAGACGTTCATCATCTAATAGAGTACCATTAGTAAGTATTTCTATATTCTCAAAGTCATTTTTATCAATGCTTATTAAGTATTTAATAAGATTATTATAATATACTAATATTTCACCAACATTTGTAAGCTTTAATAATTTAATATGGTGACCCTTTAAGTTTTTTAAACAAAACTCATCTATTTTTCTCATTAGTGCTGTATCTAAATGATGGTTTGTACCTGCGATACAATGGTAACAATTTAAGTTACAATTACGTAATATTGCAACTTGAACTGTGTCTATAAATTCTGACACCTGAGAACAGTCTCCGTGGCAACCTTCACTATTATGCTTTGGAGTATTCTTAATAGATATTCCATAATTAAATATATCTTTAATTTTTAAAAAATCTTTAATTGATTTAACTACGATAGGTTCAGACCAACAACATCTTTTTAATTCAACTTGATTATAATATGCATTAAAGGTAATAAGCAAAGAATTTTTACAATTACAAGTTGACATAATTTAATTAGTATTTTTAATATTTAATACTCATCATCCATAATTAAATTAGTTATTTAATTCATAATAGACTTTTTTATCAAGATCATTTTCTTTATTTAAAAAATCAAAGTTCATGCCTATATGGTCATATTCAAATCCAAATTGTTCTTTATAAAATTGACGATAAAATTTGGCTTCTTCTCTGTTGGGCTCTTTAACTGTGAACATTAAAAAAACATTGTTTTTTGAGAATAAAGATATTGTTTTTTTAATATTTTGTAGTACTTTATTAAAATCTCCACCTATTCTTATTTTTTCATATGTTTCTTTTGTAACAGCATCTACTGAATAGCTGAATATGTAGTTAACCCCTGTTTGAATACTGATATTTTTTAATTCTTCTAAACGTTTATCATTTAATAAATTACCATTAGTAAAAAATTTTATATTTTTAAAATCTTGAGTATTAAGACTTTTTAAGTATGGAATAAGGCTGTCATAATACATAAATATTTCTCCAGAACCACAAAGGCGTAAAGTGTTTAAATTGTAGCCCCTTAATTTATTTAAACAATAATTATTTAATTTTCTTCTTATTGATGAGTCTTTATGAACATTATTGAAACAATGATAACAATTTAAGTTACAAGCTTTTAATAAAGATACTTGTACATCTTGTATTGATTTTGATAATTTAGAGCAGTCATCTTTACAAATGCCAAAAGTATTTTCAGCTAAAGTAATTTTTGATCCATATTCTATAATATTTTTAATTTTAAAAAATTCTTTTAATGATAATTCAGTCTTACAAGATGTCCAACAGCATCTTGTAAATACTACCTTATCAATGTCATCATTAAAGTATATTGTTAAATGTTTATTAAAAAGACAAGCCATATACCTAAATTAGTTTACTAATTATTTTATGGCAAACATAAATAATTTACATGCTGCGGTAGCTAATGGAAAACAAGCTATAGCATTTTACAAGTCTATGAGTATTTATCAGACTAATGCCGAATTTAAAAAAGCAGTAGATACTTTAGAAAAACAACTTTTAGATGAAGAACAATATGCAAGCTCTATTAGAGAGTCTACTTTATTTGAATCATATTTTAATTTACCAGAAAATAAACTAACAGAAGCTAATATTGCTTTAGCGAGAGGTGATTTCTTCAAAGCTAATTGGATTTTAGAACACCTAGGAGAATGTGCCGAAGCTAATAAACTACAAGAGCAGATTTATTATGCAAAAGTTGGTCAATTATTTGAAACTTGCAGTGACACAGAAGCAGATTTTTACCGTTCACACTTATCTGAAAAAGCTCTATTTGGTTCAATGGCTTCTCAAATCAAAAAGCTTACTATTCAGATGAATGATGTTAGAGCTGCTTTAGCTACAATAGATGAGGTAACAGAATTTAACCAGAACAGAGCTGAGAAAAAGAATACAATCTTAAATGCTAAAAGACAAGAACTAGAGAATAACACTGCTGCTCTTGCTAATTCAGAAAATGGTAAAGATCTCATTGCTCGTGGAAAAGCTGTAAATAAAATGAATGCCATAACTGATAAGATGGGTGCAAATCTTGAAGGTTCAAAAGCTAATCAAAAAATCAATAATGCACAAGAGGATATTGCTAAATTAAAAGCCGCTTTAGAAGACCTTAATTCATATTTATCAAGCAACCAGCTTAAAAAAGCAATTCAAATCGTAGATAGAAATACAGGTCTTTTTGGTAGAGCAAAGATTGATGGCTTTGTTACTTCTAAAGATTTTAAGATTGCTAATATGGCAAAACAAGTTGCTGTAGAAGCAGGCGTTTCTAAAGAAGAGATAAGACAAGAAGAGCAAGAAGTTGCTCAAGAGGCTGAAGCCATTGACCAAGAAAAAGAACAAACCATACAGCAAGAACAGCCACAACCTCAAGTTCAACCTAGTGGAAGTCCAGTCAGCTCAATGATTGATATGGATGAGAGCATAAATTATTGTGCAGACTCTATTTTATTTGAGTCACTTTTATATGAAGGTTGGTGGGATAATATTAAGCAAGGTGCTCAGAAAATTGGAAATCAGATTAAAACTAGCGCTCAAAATGCTTATGCTAATGCAAAAGCAAATGCCAAAGAATATTTCGCAAATAATACAAGAAGCGCCTTAAATAGAACATCTGAACAAGAAATTAGAGCAACTTTTGAAGAGTTGGCTAATAAAGTTGCTGCATTTACAGCAGCTGCAAAAGAAGTTCAACCTATATTTGATGCCACTGGAAACTCTAAGTTTGAAATTTTTAATCGCAAATTAGGAAGAGTTTTACTTACTGCAGGTGGTATTGTTAGATTAGCCGGTATCGCATGTCCACCTTTAGCAGCAGTTGGTACAGCTATGGCTGGTGTAGGTGCTATTGCAAATGGTATTGGAAACACAAGAAAAGATGCTGTTACTGGTCATGCAGTAAAAGCTGGAATAGACATTTTAGGTGGTGTAGCAGGTGCAGCTATGGGAGCCTCAGCTGTTGGTAAGATTTTAGGACAATCTGGAGATGTTTTAACAAAAGTTTCAGGAATTGGTAAGACATTGACTGGTGCAAAACTTACTGCAAATGGTATAAACACTACTAAGAACTCATCAACTAAACTTGGAAAAGGTATGGGTATTCTTTCTGCTATGGGTGGTGTTGCTATGGCATTATCTGGACTTTCAGCTTTAGGAGCTCAATTTAGTGGTACAGGACTTTCTGCTGAAGATGTTTCTAAATTACAGCAAGGTGATGCTCAATTACAGCAAGGTGCACAAGCAATTGTAAATGATGAACAAGTTAAAGAATTAACTGCAGAAAAAGTTTATTTGGAACAAAACCCAGGCGTTGAGACAGAACATGCAGATTTATTAGCAGATACTATTGCAAAACAGGTTGATAATACAAATAATGCTATCGCTCATGCTAAAGTTGGTGATTGGATTATTAGAAATGATGGTACAAAAATTGAATTAAAACAATTTGACATCGACTATGCAAAAGCAGCTATAGGCGAAATTAAACCTGAAACAAATCCATTTGATCCTGAAAATCCAATGGTTGGCCAGATTACTCAGAAGGGCCATATGATTACTGACAAAGACATGGCCATTTTAAGGCCTAATAATGCTCAGGAAGTTGTAACAAATCAGGTACCACAAGTTGAAGAAAAATTACCAGAAGCTCCGGCTGCTCCAATCAATAATGATGCTTTAGCGACTGATACAGAGCCTACAGAAGGTGTTGAGGAATTAGCAAACTCTCCAGAAGCAGTTGAAAATCAATTAGAAAGTGGTAATCAAGAAGTTCAAGCTGCAGAAGCAGCAAGTCAAACATTAGATAATGAAATGGATGACTTTTATAAAAACTTAAAATGGGATTTTGGAGGTGAAGACCAACCTGAAGTAGATTATGACCAGTTTGCATATTGTAGTGCTAATATCTATGGAAAAGATTATCAAGCTTTAACTTTTGAGTCGGGTGTTACAGTTTGTCCTATATTTGACCAAAAATCTGGAGAAGTTATGTTTGTTGAGAGATTTATGGGTAAAGACTACATAAAGATAGGTGAAGTAAATGGTGTTCCTGGAAATAAACTAACTCTTGTTTTAGTTACATCTTTAAGAAATAGTGGATTTAATGTTCAGTATGTTAGAGATGGAATGACTACAGTTCCAATGATTACTGATAAAGCCGGACAAATTTATGAACCAGGTTATAGATTACTTGGAATGAGAGTTCCAGAAAATGCAAAACTTTGGGTAACAGAACGCTAACAAATAAAAAGCCGCTCTTTCGAGCGGCTTTCTTTTTTAGGACTTAAAAACCAACTTAAGCCATTGTGTACTTACCAGAAGTACGGTTGTAAGTTGCCTTGCCTGTCATACGGAGAATGCGAAGAGCAGAATCCGGATTAGCATTTGGCATCTTCTTAGCAACTGAAGAAAGGAAAGAATCACGTGTAAATGAACTTCCTGATTTCTTTGTGCTTACAATTTTTGATACAACACTTGTGAGTGTAGCCGACTTAGTTGTGTTTTTAGCTGTTGTGTTCTTTTTCATTAAAAAGAATCTCCTATAAATATTTTTTAATCAAGCATATAGCTTGTTATTTGCTAAAAACCATAATAAGATTATACTTATTTTTTTCAAAAAATTCAATTATTATCCAGGTATTCTGTTTATTAAAAATATAAATAGTTTTATAAAGAAATAAATAGCTCCAACAACAGGAATTGCTGTACCAAAAAAACAAGTCATAAAATAAATAAAATCATGCTTTTCAAGAAAATCACCAATTTTATTTCTTTCTAATAGAAAGCCAAAATACTTGATATTTTTATCATAATCATAAATGAAATACGCAATAAATGCAACACAAATTAAAAATAAAAATAAATAACCCATCTATGCCTCCAAAAGTATAATAATTGAAATATAAAATTGAATAAATGCCCAAATAGTTCCAACAAGTGTTAAAGCTGTAGTCCAAAATGCAGCTACAAAAAATATAAAATCATGTTTAAATAAAAAATCACCAATAAAAGGAATTTCTTCTAAAAAGCCACAAAACTTCTCATCTTTACACCAGTTATAAACAATATATGTGAGACACATTATAAAAAATAAAAATAACATCAACCAACCGAACATACTACATCTCCCTTAATCTATATTCATCCATTCCATTTTAGTGCCATGTTTTAAAACATAGCTTAGATTGGTTTCATCTTCCTTAGGTTCTTCTAATGCAAGTTGGTCTGCTGCATCTTCAGAAATAATGCCTGATTTTGCCATTTCAATTTCAGTTACAGACTGTCTATCAGTAGGAACATTTAATTTTTTGAAGTCTAATTTTTCCATATTTTATTTTCCTAAAATAAATGCAATAATAGTGATTAAACCATAAGTTGTCATTTCAATAAAATTTGCATTTGCGGTTTTTCGACAAACATTTCTTCTTTCATAAGAATTATCAACCTGTTTATCTTTAGATTTAGACATTATCAGATTATAAATCCAAGATGAAAGTTTTCCAAGATATAATACAAAAGCAATACTACTAATCATATACACCTTCTAATAATTCTCGACAGTCATATTTAACATATTCTGTGGTTCCATCGGGCTTCCATCTTTTGAAACAAGCATACCAATCACCTACTTCTCTTTTATAAAGAATTTTTGAATGCCATTCATCTTTTTTAGCACAATTCTTACAAAATGGAATTTCAACTCTTTGTTTATGACGATAAATTATAATATGCTTATTATTTGAACTTTTTGTAATTTTACCACATTTTAAGCAAGTCCACTCAGAAAGATGCTCGGCCATTGAGGTATACTCATCAATTTTAGGTGTTGGAATACAGGTGGTATCTATTCTAAGGCAACCCCATTTTTCTTTACATTCCATAATATAAAAATTATTTTTAAGATTTTCATCTGTTATAGAGTCATAAATAGGTTTTACTTTTTCAGCCCAGCATAATAAAAGATCTCGCCATCCATTCATGCCATCAATTTCAAGGTAATAATTTCCATCTTCATCTTTGGCTAATTCTCCATTCCAATTACGTACAATTATGAATGGAAAACGTGAGGCGAGATCATTGTTTGTCAACTTTTTTAATTCGGATAATTTCATTAAAAATCAGGTGAATAAAGAGTTTTTGATGTTGTTTTAATCAAATTATTTGGGTCTTCTCCGAAAATAACTGGAATATCTCCATCAGCAAACTCATCAATTACAGTACGACATGCACCACATGGTCCAATATTGTGACCAGCAGTGGCAACCAAAACAACCTTTTTGATCTTTTTACAACCAGCAGCAACTGCACAGAAAATAGCATTTCTTTCTGCACAAATGGTTAATCCATATGAGGCATTTTCAACGTTACAACCAACATAAAGCTTTCCATCATCACCTTCAACGCAAGCTCCAACCGGAAACTTTGAGTAAGGACAATAAGCATTTTTTGAAACTTCCAAAGCTTTATTCCACATTAACATTGTATCAAACATATTTATTACCTCTTATATGGATAATACCATTTGTTCAAGAAAAGTTCAAGATTATTTAAGGCCTATATACAAATAGGAAACATCATCAGCACAATCATTTTCCCACTTTACTAGATATGCTTTTTCAAAGCCACCAACATCTGGGTCAGTGAGATCTGCAAAAATATTGTGAGCGTCAATAAGATAGTCAATCCAATCTCCATCACCATTCTTACCAGCTGTAAGAAGAGCAATATAACGGCGATCTTCATATTCGTTTGGTAATGATGCACCTGTTTCATCTTCGATTACTTTAGCAACATATTCCAACTTAAACTTGTCATCTTCTGTTCCATCAAGACACTTTTCAATCTTGTCCTTAAAAAGAATTGTGCATTCTTTCCAAACTTCGTTGTACTCTTCACGGCCAGTTTTAGCAGCCCATTCTTGACTTGTCATTCTTCTTCGTCCTCCTTATTTTTAAATATTAACTGATTGTTAACATCACCATTTAAAGATAAAGAAAATGACTCAAAGCAAGCTTCAAATTCATCTTTAGGGATTTGTTCATTATTTTCTAGATGAGAACAAAAACATTCCATTTGTTTTATAAGTGTTTTTATAAGGTTGGCAACATGCTTATAGATTCTTTGATCTTGTAAATATTTTTTCAACCATTCTTGAGCTTCTTCATAAGACTCAAAATCTTTTGCTAATGGTGGATTTGAACGAGAATAACTGTCTTGTTGTTCCTCAACATGGTAGCATGGACCAAATGTGTTATAGTTTTCAATATCTGCAAATTGAGAGTATGTAGCAATTACCCAATATTTTGTATCATCTTTAGCTATTCTAAGCTTATTTTGCTCATTAATAGCTAGAATAAAGTTTGTATCATTATCTATGAGACACCAGCAATCCTTAAACACATTATACCATTCAATTTTCTTGCCATCCAAATAAGCGACTTTAATCTCATAATATGGGTCAACATAAGCAAAAGGATAGCTACAGCCTATTCCACTCATAAAAAATTGAGCATTAGGATTTTCACTTTTTCTAATTTCAAATTGTTTGTCAGGTCTCTTTTCTTCAACTTTCTCTATAAGTTCTTGAATGTTATTTGCTACAAATCCTTTGGACCCAGCTAAATCATCATTCCATAAAATATGAACAAATTTCTCATCGAATAATTTCATAATGAAACTCCTATAGCAATAGTCGCCACTAAAAGCATAGTGGCAATTATTGAGACTTTAATAATTTTAAAAGTCTTATTAGTGATTATCATTATCTGTTTTTACAAAACCATCGCCGAAAACCCAATCGTATACATCTTCAGGGTCAGACCATCCTAAACTATAGGCATCTCTATCTTCATGTGGAGCTGACTGATGGTCAATACCATAACCCATATCTACAATGAAATTAAAATCATCAGAGTGTGGATTAAAAGTATTTAATCGATTAAAGTCTGTGAGGTATTCTTCCAACTCATGAGTATAGCCATCATATTCAATGTGGAATATAACGTTATGTTCTCTCATGAATGTTAAAACATCCACAAGATTAGCATAAACTTCTTCAAATGCTTCATCCCATACAGATTCTGGAAGTGGGTTTTTATCAGAAGGATATGAAGTCCATACATCTTTCTTTGTAGCAGCCGCAAATTTTTCACGAACTCTAAGAGATGCACAGTCTGCAAAACAAGCAAACCAATATTCAAATTTTGACTGAGAATCACAGTATTCACGTTCTTCCCATCCAAAGTCATTACTTCTTAAGGTAATGAGAATCGGGTTTTTAGCATGTTCTCTATTCTCAAACCCACTTCCTTTACTTGAAAAAGTAATAGAATGGCAACTTGAGCTGTTTGTTTCAAATACATTTTTACGAATTGTTTTCATTATGTTTACTCCAATATTTTAATGCTTCATTTCTATGATGAAGGTCGTGTCTACTTTTATGGTATGTTCTAATAGCATTCATATAATCATGATATGCTAATCCAATTTTTACGTTTAACTGAAGCTGAGCTTCTTTATAATTAAAATGCTGATTATTACAAATCTGTGGGTCTACAGTATTAAGTTCCTTTTGAAAATCTTTAACCGACTTATTTTTTAAGTCCATATACTGCTTATGAAGCAAAGGAAGCTGTTTTCTCTTAAACCACATAAGTGTGTTATTTAAGGTTTGACAAATATATTGAAGATTTTTAATAGTCATTTCATTTGTCAACTCCCGAGTTATCTGGTCAGCAGGATAATATTTATCTCCATCTTTGAAATAAACTTTAGTGTCCATTTTCAGTGTCCTCTTTTATTTCATTCTTTAGTTGGTTTTCAGCATATTCTTTATGCCAACGTGCCTGATTTTCAACATCTTCAATTATAGAAGTAAAACCTAAACATTTTTTCTTTAATGTTTCATAGGCTTCTTTCCAATAATCAACTTCAATATTTAATTTTTTAATTTCCTGAGTTTTATCTTCTTTAAGAAGAACTCTTATGTCTTCCTTACAAGAATATGTCCATTCTTCATAAGGTCCAGTAAATTTAAGAAGTTTTTCATCGTTAGATGAGCAAATTTCATCAGCGACCTTTCTTAAAAACTTTGGATATCTATGGTCAACTAATAGATAAACTCTGTATTCAACTTCATCTGAAATATAATTCTCAACAAAGAAATGGATTGTAATGTAAGTGTCACCATGATATTCTTGCAAAAAGACTTTTGATGAAGCCTTATCTAAGATAGAATAAAATCTTTTTTCTACTTCTTCTTTACTCAAAGTTGAAACATGAAAGCCATCTTCGCAACAGCCTTCAATAGTAAAAACCATTTTAAAAAATGGACCTTGATAGAGATCTAAATCAAAAGTTTCTCTACTGATTGAAATCATAACTAACTCCCAAATACCATCATAGCAAGCTGCTTAGTATTATCTGTTAAATCTTTTCTTTCTGCAATTAATGCCGAAATATTATGAAGCATTCTTACTTCCTGAGCTTCAGTTGCTTGATCCGAGATATTATAAAGCATATCGGCGAGTTTAATTAATAATGCTTCATTTGATAAATGCATAAGCTTATCTGTCATATAAGCTTCTTTACCTACTTTTTCAATTTCTACACGAACATTGGTTAGTTCAAGTACTAAATCCGCTACATGCTGATTAAAGCCTTTCTTAAGTTCTTCATAAGATACAAAAGGAACATCTTCTAAAAGGTCATGACAAAAGGCCGCACAAATCTGGTCTTCATTTCCACCATTGTCCATCACAATTTTGGCTACACCCTTTGGATGAACAAAATAAGGTTCCCCAGAACCCTTGCGTTTCTGATCCATTTCCGAGTGGCAATATTTTGCGAATGCATAAGCAAGTCTACATTTTCCAACTGGAAAGTCCTGCATTTTAATTTTCATTTGAAGCATGCTAAACCTCTATTTATAGATTATACTTTATATATGATTATTTTTTCAAATAAGGAATGTCACACCAATGAGATGGCCGGTTGATTTTTATGCTACCTTCATCTAAGTCATACCAGGTGTTATCTAATGAAGAATAGAAAACTTTATGGCCTCTTTCATCTAAAACTCTTTTAAAATCAGGAAGGTCACCAGGATTTTTTGTTAAGTCATGCCAAACAACTGGAATTGAAGAAGCTAAAAGTCTATTGAGCTGATTTAGGTCTTCTTGTAAAGCTGCATTTGTTTTTCTTAATCTGGTATTTTCACCTTTAAGGCCAGCGCTTCTATGTTTTTCTGTATTATACAATTCTTGGTAATTAATGCTCATATACTACCTCATTAATGTGAAGTTTTAGATTTTTGTCCCAATCACAAGAACCACAATCCATTATTGTCTCACAGATTTCATGAGATGATGGATTTTCATCTTTTGCAATTTCATTTGAGACAACTTCCATGAATTTACCAATATTGTAATTTATATAAATATCATCGGGATCAAGTTTAACAAACTTTTTAGTACTCTCATTACTTAAGAAACCAGTGTGACCAGCTAAATGGTCAAAATAGAGCCGTCCATTTTCGCATGCGCCTTTTAAGCTCATATCTCGTTCATGATATCCAATTAAATCTAGTTCAAATCTAAACTTATTCTTAGTTAAAACTTTTACCTCACATTTCATGAAATTCCATGGGTTTTTACTTACAGTTCCCATATAAAAATTTCTTTTTTGGCAAGGCTTAAAAAAATTAAAATCTTTACAACCATCACAAGGCTGAACTTCACCAAAAGCAGAATCATTATAAGTATATCTATTTACACAATCTACACATCTCATAGGAAAATAACCTCCTCAGTTAATTCATCTAATGTTTTAATATCACCTTTATCATAAGCGGCTTTCATTTTCTTTTGAAGAGTTCTAAACTCTTTTTCAAATTTATTTGTTTCTATGCTGGCTTCTTGACCAGCTTTAAAAGCGTCATATACTCCCTGTATATTAAATGAATACTTTCCAGAGAAAAAGTCTTTTCTAGTAAGATTTGCCTCTTTTAGCTGTGAGTCCCACCATTTATAAAATACTTTGCTAAAGTGAAAGTTTTGTCGCGCCATAGAACTGATAGAAAAAGAAAATTGTAGCAAATAAGCTTATACAATCTGATATAACAACTAATGCAATAGCTGATAATGCAAATTCCTTAGAATACCAGCTAGCTAACACAACTTTTGCAGTCAGATAAATAAAAATTACTGCAAAAGAACAACCAATAAAAAGCCATAAAAATGCCATTATTTTTCCTCCTTGATTACGTCTCTTTCTGCAAAAGCAGCTTCTGCATCATTACAGAAATCATACAATTCTTGAATACATGATGGACAATAATTTGGATATTTATATTCATCATGGCCATCCATACAAAAAGCTAATAAATCTTCATCTTCAATAAAGTCATATGATGGGTCAAAATATTTACCACAATGATGGCATTGAATATTTGGATCACTCCATTCAACTTCTTTATTTTCACAAGCTTTGATAAACTCTTTTTTAAGGTTTTCAAAGTCTTCAGGATTAGGATGAAAATCTGGGTTCATTGCCCAGAGTGATGGTATATTATGACTTACTTTAAGGCGATATGGAAGTGGCTTACCAGTAATAAGATTTTCAACTTCTTCAGGTATTTCAAAAACGCCATAGCATTTAGAATTACTACAATCAAGAGTCATTCCAACATTTGCAACTCCTGGAATACAGTGATAATCTATAATAAAATGATCAAAGTTTTTCATTTTTCTCTCCTTGGAATTTCATTCCATAATTTTTCAAATTTTTCTGGAGTCATATCAGATTCAACAAAGTAATTACATCTTTTGAGAGCTAGAGGATATAAAACCCAATCCCTTGAACTGTCATCCTGACTCTCATCTCTGTAATTAAACTTTTTATACTTAAACTTATAATTTTGCTTAAATTCTCGTTCTTCAAAAAGATGGCGAAGGAATGAGTCTTTTTCACAAGCTTTTTTATAAGCTTCATCAAGCTGTTTTTCACGCTCCAAACAAATCATATTATGGGAATAAGATTTTACTGGCGCATCTGGATATTGTCGTCTAAAATCTTCAACAGACTCAAAGTTACCCATCAAAATAGGTTCTAATGGTGTTGAGTATACAATATGCAAACTGTTCTTAAAGTTTTTACAGCGATAGCATTTTGTATTATTAAAATATTCAACATCTTTTGCATGCTCAGCTGCCATAAGATCAGCCTCACACTTATCATAAAGCCATTTTGACATCTTAAATAAACGCCAGAGTGGATAACCTTCAATAGCTTGTTTTTCTACGAAAGCAAATACTTTATCGCGGAATTCTTCATCTTTTGTATTATAAACTAAATCTTCAACCTCATAGTTAAAATCAAGCATGTCACATTTTGAACAGTATTCCCATACTCGAGGCCAATCAATTTCTGCAGACTCTCCAAAGTTTTCATTACCATAAATCTCCAGAAATTGAATCATATATTTAAATATTTCTACTTTTCGTCCATTAGACTTTTTATGTCTATCATCAAAAAATCCCATATTTAGATTATACCTTTTCTTTTTGATTTTGTTCTAAAAATGTAATATATTCCCTAGTAGCATTAATATACTCCATTAAAGCATTATACTCTAGTTCACAAGCATAACGAGCATCTTTGGCTTTCATAATATCCATAGAAATTTCTCGCCAAGCATCTTTCTTTTTATTGAGAATATCTCTAATAACTGGGTCTGAATAAGACCCGCATTCTACAACTTCTTTTTTGAAGGCCATATAGTCTTTAAAAATTTCTGCCGCTTTTTTCTTTGTATCAAATAATTTAGATGCAGTATTACTAAGCTGATATAAATAATGGTCTGATACTGACTGAGCTCTATAAAAGAAATTATGATGCTTTTTTCCGAATTTGTGTTGCTTAAATACATCATGATTTATGACATACATATAATGCTTCATCATTTCTTGAACTTCTTTTGGATAGAGATATTTATTTCCTGTAACAAACAAGCCTTCTAACATTAATCGTTTATCATTGTTCATGTTCTTTTTTATATTCCTCTATTCTCGCATATAATCTACTACATGCACTTTTTACTACCTCTACATCATCAGTATGTAGTTCAGGCCAATCTGGCCAATCATATGAAGGACCAAGCCAAACTAAATGAGCCATCCAATTTGCTGTTGTATCATCTTCAGTTGGCTCATTCCACATCTCAGTTGTTTCAGCACCTTCATCATAGTCATCTCTATCTATATCATTATCAAAATCTTCAAACCAAATTCCTAAAGTGCCATATTCACCTGGATTAATTTCTACTGTATGAAATGATGAAGTTTTTTTACTGTAATATGTATAGAAAAAAGTAACCTCAATGAAATCATCACCAAGGTTGCCTAAACTAGAAATATACTCATTATATTTTACAAGTGGTAAAATTTCTTTAAAAGTCATATATAGAATATACTTTACATTTTAGTCCATTTCATAGGTTTTATTTGATATAAAGCGGGACGTACTATATCTTCGGTAACTGTTTCCATAAAAACCCTAAAACAATCACTATTTGGATGGCCTTTACATAGAGTAAAGTTTACTCCACCATCGCAAGTATGACAAAACATCCTAGTAGCATCTAAAGCATTTTCACAACCTAAGCAAAGTGAAACTTTTTTAGGATTCATTTCTGATACCTCCAGTCATATTCTTCAGGTCGATAATATTTTCCATCTTCAAATTTTTCAGGCATATAATTATGCAAATCATCATATAAAGGACAATGGCTTACAGATTTAAGAACAAACTTCTTAAAAATGTTATTTGTAATAAAATTGTTTTCATACCATCTTCGAGCTGCAAACTGTCTATTTTTCCATGCAACATTATTTTTCTTAGCAGTATAATATGCTCTTTTATAAGATAGAGCAGCCTGAAGTAATTCTTCTCTATCTAAAGTAGAAAGGTCTATTCCTGTTAAATCTTTTACATGTGGTATTTTTCTCATTTTAACCCTCTTCAATATATGATTTTACTATATCTAATGACCAATTTTTGGGTACAATTTCACCACTTAAGGTATGGTACTTTACATGCAGGACATACGTATTATATGTATCACATACTGATTGAGCACCATCCTTATCTTTATAAGATATTGCTTTATTAGGATCTGTAGTCAGATTATATGCTCCTCTATTTTGAAGATAGTATTTTGTCTCATCAGGTCCAAAGCATTTAATAATATATCTATCTTTTAGATTCACGACTTTTCCTTTCAAAGTTGCTGCCATTTTTGCAAGTGTCACAAGGACCATGATGGAAACCACCACCAATAGTGAGTATGATACTGAGCTGTTTAGAAGTTAAATGCTCACATTTTTTACAAGTTTTATCTTCAGCTGCAGCATCAACTGCTTTTACAGCTAAACCTGCTAACAAACTTTCTACTGACATATATTTTCTCCTTTAGTCATTTTCTTTTATGCTAAACATTGGCTCATAATATTGACAGTCATGTAAAACACAATCGGGTTCTAAGCCAGGGCATTGAGCATAACCATTATAAATATAAATATAACAATTAGAACATTGATTATAAGTCTCGGGAACTTTTTCAAGTTCTATTTTAGGTAATCGAGTAAGTTCTGTCATTGTTTTCCTCTTTTAAGATAGCCGAGTATTCCCCATTCTGTATTCAACCAAATTTCAATATTTCTTGTTTTACTCATTTTGCTTTATCTCCTCATAATAGTCTCTGGTACTTAAATCATGCAAATAGTCACCAGGTTTGCATTTAATAAGCTTACTTATATCTAAGCTTGCTATTTCCAACATTTGACGTAAATGCTCAAGCTCTAAAAGCAGTAATTCATCATCCATTCTTCAGTTCATTCCATCTTGTAATAAGAATTTCTGCTAACAACTCATCACTCATGCCATATTTGCCAAAACTGAATCCATCGGTCATTTCAATAAGAGCAATCTCGCCCTTATTTGTAATGCCAACATCTAGACAATAAGCAGAATTACCCTCTTTATTTTCATCAGCCATTTTTTGAACTGTCTCAAATAAAGCCTCTCTATATTTTATATAATCATAAGGGTTATGATTATTATAATGATAGCAACCTCTTAATTTTCCATTTACAATTGGACAACGATATTCTGAAGTAAAATGAATCACATCAGAATACCAAATTTTTATGTTATTACCAGCACCTCTAGCATTTTGAGCTATGTCATCGACTGATTCACATATAAATCCAGTGAATCGCTTCAAATTATCTCGGGGTTTAACAAAAACAGGTTTATCTAAAAATCCAGAAACATAAATTTCATCACGAAGAGCCTTCATTGTAGAAGGCCAAACGTTTCTAAGCAAATATTTTCTTAAACTTTTTGGATAATCTGTGTAAGAATATTCTATTCCAAGTTGTCTCATCACTGCATACATAGCTTTAATATCGCCTGAGATAAAATCATCTTTTGTAATTTTTAATTTATTCTGGACAACTTGTTTTCGATAAAAAGTCTGATAATTCCCTAGATCGGAAGAGCACACG